TCTAAAGAAGTTACCATCGAGACCTTAGTTATCCTGAATGATCTCCATGGGATCCTTGACCAGATCAAACAAAACAATCACCTCCAGTTAGTACTTGGTGGAGATATTTTGACCATAGAGAAGGCCAAGGGATTTGTTAAGTATGATTCATATAAGATAATGACACCATATATATCATTTTTAGAGGAAATTCAAGGTACCGTACATGGGTAAGACATATCGACGCATTAATGATGAAGATCATCGTAAAAGGCCTAAACATCACAACTATTCTGGGAAGCAGCATAATAGAGCAATTGTTGATGAATACTTTGAGGATGATAATTTTGACGATGATGTTAAAATCGAGGATACTATCTCTATAAATAAGACAAGTGAGAAAGACTCTTGATTATTCATACATCGTTTATACTCCGCTAATACTACGTTAATAAGGAAATACAAAAATGGATATTACACTTCTCCGCGCTTCGCGCAACTCAGACTTCTCTAAGATCCAAGAAATATCTGACGCAGCATCCAATCCCGAATCAACCAAGAAGTCCTATGAGGACACTCGCTTCTGGAAGCCAGAACGTGATAAGGCAGGCAATGCGACTGCTACTATCCGGTTCTTAGCTCGTACTCAGGGTGATGAGTTGCCTTGGGTAAAAATCTTTACTCACGGCTTTAAAGGACCTACTGGTCGTTGGTACATTGAGAACAGCCTGACCACAATTGGTAAGCCAGACCCACTAGGCGAGTTTAACATGCGCTTGTGGAATTCTACCACTGATGACTACTCGCCTGAACGCAAACAAGCTCGTGATCAAAAGCGAAAGCTAAGCTACATCTCTAATGTCTTGGTAGTGAATGATCCTAAGCATCCTGAGAACAATGGTCAAGTGTTTCTCTTTAAGTTTGGAAAGAAGATATATGACAAGATTATGGATAAAGCTCGTCCATCCTTTGAAGACGAACAACCAGTAAACGTGTTTGATTATTGGGATGGAGCTAACTTTAAGCTTCGTATGAAGATGGTTGACAAGTATCCTAATTACGATACGTCAGAGTTTGAGGGAGTTGCTCCCGTTGCTGATAGCGATGAAGAGATCTTGGAAATTGTAAATCAGCAGTACAAGCTTGCTGAGTTCTTGCAACCAAATAACTTCAAGTCGTATGATGAGCTCAAGACTAAGTTGGAATCTGTGTTGAGTGGTTCTGATATATTGGAAACTGCTTCAGAAGTATCGTTTCAAGAAGAAGTTGCTGTAGCCCCAACTCCTCGCTCAAAGCCAGCTCCTGCTCCTAAGGTAGCTAAGAAGCCAGCCGAGGATGATGACGATGAAATGATGTCATACTTCCAAAGTATTGCTAAGTCTGACGACTAAAACAAAAGAGCCCTTCGGGGCTCTTTTTTTAATAATTAAAACGTCGTTTACTATAATTACTATATGATGATTCAGGACTTCTAGCTATCTTTGGTGCTGCATAGTTAGAGTTGTTTATCACATTAGAGGTTGGAGCATTTACAATAGAGGGCTGAACTGGAGCTGGTGGCTGATTGACTTGAGCAGCATTTTCTCCAGATTGCTGGTATATTGTATCACCAGATTGAGGCTCACGAGGCTGTACCGCAGTAGGCGAAGCTATACCACCGCCTATCTTTATATTGCCTGTACTTTGTGCAACAGGCTGTGTTGGCGACACCGTACTGACCTTGGTCGTCTCAAGTTCTTGTTTAATAACATCCTCGTAAAGGCCTAAAGCAGATGAAGGATACTTTTTGTTGTCCAACCTTATGTAGTTGGACTCAAGGTTTTTATTCTCTCCCAAATCCTTATCTGTATATCCACGATCTTTTAACGCTAAGATTTTGTTAGCATCAGAGTCATTTTCACTAAAAGCGTCTCTTTTACCTGCATAACCATTCTTAAACGCATAGGTATTAGTAACACCATCTTTTGCAGCGTATTCCGCACCAATCTTTTTTTGCTCTTTGGTCTTCTGACGTTGAGTGTCTGTAAGCTTTTTATACTCAGCTGCTTTTTCTGGATCGTTGTATCCCATCATTCGATCGCCGAAATAATCTCTCTCCTCAGTTTTCTCTAATGGGTTATTTGTTTCAAAATCCTTTACAGCTTGGTCAGCCATTTTCTTTTCTTGCCCAACCGCTTGATATGACTTGATAATACCTTGGCTGCTTCTTACTGGTTGCTCTTCAGGATTACCTGACACAGTGCCTTCTGGTACTGTACGAGTAGTTTTTACTGTTCCTGCACCAGCTGCTTCAATTTCTTTTTTGAACTTAATGATTGCATCTGTTTTAGAGTTCTCTTCAGCAAAGGATTGGTCCATACGAATTGACTGTCGTGTTACTTTACCACCTCGCTTTGCTTTACGTTCATTGACATGAAACTGAGCTCTTTCACGTCTATACTCTTTAAACTTCTTGTAACTTTCTGGATCCTTTTGTGAGAAGTCTCTTTCACTGAATGTAATAGAAGTCTTTTCAGCTTCTACAAGCTGAGCCTCATTTTTACTTTCAGGTATATCAGCCTCACCGCCAAAGAATCCGCGAACCGCTTGCCACCCTTTTGTGACCCCACGACCAATATCTTTGCCCACTCCCGATCCTGCAATTGCTCCAATTGCTCCTCCAGCCAAACCTCGCACAACAGTTCCAACTGGGCAAGCAAAGGTACCTACCATTGCCCCTGCTTTTGCTCCAGCAAGTGCACCTGCTGCTGTCCCAAGACCGCCGCCTACAGATTCAGACTGTACTACGTCTGTCGTATCTACTATCTCGCGTCGTTGTACGTCAGCTTGTTCTTTAGTTAGTTGACCAGATTGTTGTTGTTCTTCTATTGATGCAAGCTGTTGTTGTTCTTCTTCACTTGCAGAAGAAAATCCGCTATACGCTTGATAAGCACCCATTCCAACAGCAAGGGCAGCTCCGCCAAGTTTAGCAGCAGGACTTCCAATTCTAGATATTGCATTACGGAATGTCCCTTTGGGTTTAGGAGATCCCTTAGGTGTCTTGTTGGAGCCTCCAGTAGGAATGGGTCCAAGTAATGACCCACCGCCTTCAGATTGACCAGCTGCCAGACCTGCTCCCAGTTTCTCTAATTGTGATCCAAGGTCAGCTAAAGGACGAGTGTTCTCTTCTATCTGCTTGAGCGTTTGATTCTGGTCCTCCATCATACGGAGGTTTTCGGATTGAGTCTCTTCAGCACTTGATGATAGAGGCGCACCACTGTCTTTTTGAGGGAAAGGGATTACATTAGACGTAATCGCATTATCTCCTTTTGCTGATACTCTTTGTTCCTCACGCTCTCTCCCGTACCCTGTTGGATCAACAGTGGCCAGTCCATCATCTAACTTACCACGAGTTTTAATAAGGCCTGCTCTAGATAATTGCTTATCCGTAGCACCCCTTTCTTGCAGTCCTGTTATTGTATTTTCATTGCTTTGCTGTTGTGATTTTACATTTTGTATTTCATCGTAGCGGTTAGCATAGAATGCTTTTATTTTTTCAACATCAGCAGTACCATCTTCCCTTTTATACTGAGATAAATTTGACATCTGTGGGTTGACTGTCATTTGGTCTGACACGTATTCATCTCGTCGTTCTTCGTTTTCTCGACGCGTCTTTGCTCCAGACACAAGAGATCCAATAATGCCCTTGCCATCTCCTGTTATATCAAACATCCCCTCAAGAGTAAAACTTTTCTTGAAGTTTTCTACTGCGTTCTTAATTCCATCAGTAAGTGTCCGAGGTGTTTCATCGGCCTTTTCGGCTGACGCTACTGACCTCTCTCTCAACTGCTCGTTTTCTTGAGACCTGGATTCAACAGGTATTATAGAAGATTGAACCGCTCGTTGAGAAGTATTATCATTAGGATTGACCTGAGCGGCAGTATTATTGCGACGGGCAAGTAACGACTCACGAAGTGCTTGTGTGAGCTTAATGACATTACTGTTAAGACCTTTATTGTTATCTAATAAACCACTCTGCGTTACATCAGTCAGCTCTTGAACCTTTTCAACAAGTCGATCGCCATCTCTTGATGCTTTATCAAGATTACGATCCTGTGTCTCAAGGAGTCTGTTTTGCTGCTGTAGTAATCGTTCCATTATGGTTGCCTCGACTGGAGTCGTTGTTTTTCTTCGTCTAAGTATTGCCGCAACATTGTTACGTAGATCTCTCGCTCAAAGGGGATCATGTCTTCAAGGTCTTGCAAGTTGTACTTGTGGTATTGCATTAGCGCAAAGTTTGTTTTATAAAAGTTATACAAATTGTCATGCGCTAATGCTATTAAAAAAAACTTGCAAGTCCCTCCATATACTTCTCGTGCTCACGGCCACACACTGGGCAGGTGTAGTCGACATATACTCGAAGTTGCGGCATAGTTCTAAAGAACTTTTGAATTCTTGTAAACTGCTCAGAAGTTAAGTTGTTGAGAAAGTCCACGGCATCTTGCTTTGGTTGCTCGCTAATCTGAAACACTTCCTCGTCGTCATAGATGTAATCAATACAGTCAACCATAATGTCGATTGCTTGATCAATTTCGTTTTCGGACAGTTGAGCTTCTAACTTTTTTAAGGTTTCGATGTTGGGGTACTTCATTGCAATACCAACGTTTTCAAACAGAGAAATTTTTGACTGATGAGATTCCGAAAACTCAACCTTAGCGTCAAGTAAGTTAATCTGTTTTACTACTTTAGCTTTTTCATTATCCTCACCGTGGTCAATATCGCACGAGAATACCAACTCAACAATCTCACCTACCGATTGTGCTCGCATCTGTAAGAAAATATACTCAACATCAAACGATGCTAACTTCTCAACGTCGATGTCACTCTTTGCACAAGACTTGATAACTTCCTTAACTGTATCAAGCATGACGCCAATACTTTCTGACTGCTGAGCTATAAGTAAAGCCTTTTCGTCTTTCACAACAAACGGTCTATATTTAAACGACTTCTTTGTGGACGGGATTTCAAGAGTGTAAACAGGGGTTGCATTCATGGGTAGTGTCATACTATTATCCTTTATTCAAAGTCTGGAGCATTTTATTTAGTTCAGCAGTAGATCCAACAAAGATCGCGTTATTATTAACTGTACCTGGTGATTGTGATCCTGGATCTTTTGTTCTTAACTTATTTCTTTTCTCTGTTAAGTCAAGTAACTGATGATTTACATCAGCAAGCTGTTTCATCATGTTGCCCACTACCTCAAATGCTCTTGGGTGCTCAGATTGTTTTGCGACCTCTAATGCATGAAGTAGAGCCTCTTGACCCTGATCTAGTAAGCTGTGTAAATTTGATCTTGTTCTTTCGTAGTCATAATCAACATTTGCAGATACGTTATCTGTGTGAACCGGCAGGGCAGGTAGCACTTCTGTTGATGGTAAGGTTTCAATTGGTGTAGTGTTAAAGAGTTTATTCAAATGATTCATTGCTAGCATCCCAATATCGGTATTCAAGTGTAACTGATAACTTCATTATTTCGCGACTTTCATATCCCATCTGAATAGTCCCAATGCTCTTGGGATAAGCCTCATACAGAGTTAGCATATATGGAGTTTTCTCATCTACTGTATCAACGTATATCTGGATATTACGAGTGTAGGAGTTATAGTACTGAACAGCTCTTGATGAGGGATTAATAATATAATTTAACCAACTATCAAATGATCTCTTCACTGTCATCTCGGTATCAACATAAAAGTTCATTGTTA